ACCTGGCTGGCTGATGGCACTGCCCATCCTCTGACCGTAACCGTGAAGAACGGCAACGAGACCGTAGTCTATACCGTCAATGTAACCAAGGCTTCCTAAGGGGGGTTAAAGCATGACAGACGCTGACATCCTTGTGATCTTGAAAGTCGATTTGCAGCTTTCCACCGCAGCGCTGGACAACTATCTCTTGGCGCTGATCGCGTCTGCCAAAGAGTACATTGCCACCGAGGGCATCGTGCTCTCCACCAGTACGGGTGATGCCGTACTGGTGGAGATGTACGCCGCTTACCTCTACCGGCAGCGCAGAGAGAAAGTAGTGGCAATGCCGCGTATGCTGCGCTGGGCACTCAACAACCGACTGTTTGAGCAAAAGGTGGGTGGTTGATTTGGATGATCTCATTACATTAATCTCTCAAACCTTTGAGCAGAACGATATCGGGGTACAGATTGCCACAGAAACCACAACACAGGTCTGGGCGCGGCTGCAGTCCGCTACACGGGCGGAGTTCTATTCCGCCGGTCAAAACGGCTTGCAGCCGTCCCTTGTGGCGGTTACTCCTATCGCCAACTATGCTGGGCAGAAATTAGCCGAGTGGCGCGGCACACGCTATTCCATTTATCGCACCTATTTTGCAACAGGCAGCGATGAAATAGAGCTGTACCTAGAGGAAAAGGTGGGCAATGATGTCGAAAACGGTTAGACCGGATGAGTTGGCAACGGCAATCCTGTCCGAACTGAAAAACTATGACCAGGCCGTTACGGATGGCGTAAAAAAAGAGGTTCGGCAGGTGGCAAAGGAATGCCGCCAAGACATTGTGACCGGCAGCCCGGTACAGACCGGCGATTATAAGGCCGGTTGGCGTGACAAGGTCGCATATGAGAGCTACAGCGATATCCGTATGCGAATTTTCAACAAAACGGATTACCAGCTCACGCACTTGCTGGAACATGGTCACGCAGGCCCAGGCGGAACCGCAAAAGGCTCTGCCCGCCCATTCCCCCACATCGGCCCAGCGGAGCAAAAGGCAGAGCAGAAACTATTAACCCGTGTAAAGGTGGTGATTAAGAAAGGATGACACTGCAAGAGGTCAATTCCCTGTTAAAACAGACGAGGATGCCCGTAGCTTACGGTTACTTCAATAAGCCGCAAAAGTTACCGTATATCCTCTATCGCGTCTCCTACTCCAATAATTTTGGCGCTGACAATGTGGTTTATCACCCCATCAACCATATACAGGTTGAGCTTTACACAAAAGATAAAGACCTAACAGCAGAGGGCAAAGTCGAACAGGCTTTGTCCTCTCTGTTTTGGCAGAAGTCCGAGAGTTACATTGAAGATCAGCAGTGTAACCAAGTAGTTTATGAAATCGAGGTGTAAAAATGGCTGATAAAGTTAAATTCGGTATCTCGAATGTCCATTACGCTATCCTCGACGGGGAAAATAACACCTATGGCACTCCCGTAGCCATCCCCGGCGCAGTTAGCCTGTCTTTGGAGCCTTCCGGCGATACCACACCGTTTTATGCGGACAACATTCAGTATTTCGTAGCCGTGGCGAACAGCGGCTACACCGGCGATCTCGAAGTTGCCGTTTTCCCCGAAGCATTCCTCAAGGATGTTTTCGGGTATACTCTTGACACCACCAGCAAGGTGATGATCGAGAATGCAAACATTCAGCCCAAGTCTTTCGCACTGCTGTTCCAAGAGGAGGGCGATGTGAACGGGACGAAGTTTGTTCTTTACAACTGCACCTGCACTCGGCCTACCCGTGAGCTGAACACCACGACCGAGAGCGTAGAGCCGCAGACGCAAACCGTCAGCATCACCGCTTCCCCGCTGGCAAACGGCAACTCCCTTGCCTACACTACGGCGGAGACCCCGGAGGCGACCGTGAACGGCTGGTACACCGCCGTATTCACTCCGACGACTGGAGGCTGAAATGAACAAAGTAATCGAGATCGACGGAAAAAGCGTAGGGTTGTGCGCTAATGCGCTGACCCCACGCATCTACCGCCATAAAGTGGGTCGGGATATTGTCCGTGACCTGCAAAAGCTACAAACGGCAGCGACATCCGAGGACGGATCTTTTTCCGTAAGCGATCTTGAAATATTTGAGGATGTCGCTTTTATCATGGCTCGGCAATATGACGGGTCCATCCCGGACAATGTTGACGAGTGGCTGGAGCAGTTTGAGATGTTTTCCATCTATAAAGTGCTCCCTGCCATTTTGGAGCTTTGGAGCCTGAACAACAAGACTACCGCTGTTCCAAAAAAAAAATAAAACAAACCGTGCGTGAGCCCACCGGGTCAACCTTTATGCTCCGCTGCGCTGAACTCGGGTTATCCGATGAAGCGCTGGAGGACATGACCTGCGGAATGGTCTATGATTTGATGATCGAAAAGGCCAACGACGCAGAACAGTATGCCATAAAGGGCAGACCCGGCGGCTTGCGTGATTTCTTCGCAGGAGGTGGTAAGATTGGCTGAAAATGTTAAAGGCATCGTTGTTGAAATCGGCGGCGATACAAAGGGATTGTCGAAAGCGATCAGCTCGCTGAACAGCGAAATCCGTGGGACACAATCGGAGCTTAATAAAGTCAATCGCCTGCTGAAACTCGACCCGACTAATATTGACCTGCTCAAACAAAAGGAGCAATTGCTCGGGGAACAAATCAAAAATACAGAAAACAAGGTTGAAAGCCTCCGAAACGCCAAAAAGAAAGCGGATCAGGAAATGGCGGACGGCACGGAGATCAACCAAAAACAATACCGTGAGTTAGTCCGGGAACTGACCAGCGCCGAACTAAAGCTGAAAGACCTACAGGCCGAAGCGTCCAAGAGCCGTGCGGCACTTGCACAGGTTTCAGCGGTTACCGGCGAAATAGCAGAAAAGTCCGGGAACATTGCAAAGAAGTTTGCACCGGCATCTTTGGCCTTTGCAGGAGCAGGAGTGGCAGCCACAAAAGCGGCTGTAGAATTTGAAAGCGCCTTTGCTGGCGTTGAAAAAACAGTAGACGGCACTACAGAGCAGCTTGCGGCACTCAGGCAGGGCATATTGGACATGGCAGAAGAAATTCCTGCGTCCACTACGGAGATTGCGGCGGTTGCGGAAGCTGCTGGACAGTTGGGTATTGCCACCGATGATGTACTTGACTTTACCCGCGTTATGATCGACTTGGGCGAAGCAACCAACCTTTCCGCTGATGAAGCTGCCTCTGCACTTGCCAAATTTGCCAACATTACCGGAACGACCGCTGATGAATACTCCAAACTCGGCAGTACCATCGTTGACCTTGGCAATAACTTTGCCACAACAGAGCGCGATATTGTTGAGATGGCTACACGCCTTGCGTCTGCTGGTACAGTTGCCGGGTTGTCCGAACAGGATATCCTTGCATTGTCTACCGCAATGTCCTCGGTTGGCATCAACGCAGAGGCAGGCGGTACGGCAATGACCCAAACAATGACCGCAATAAGCAAGGCTGTGTCTGCTGGCGGTGATGATCTTGAAACATTCGCAAAGATCGCTGGTGTATCTGCTTCTGAATTCGCAGATATGTGGGGCAATGAACCGATAGACGCAATCAGTGCTTTCATCGGCGGGCTTGGGAAGATGAACGAAAATGGAGAGGACACAATCTCCGTATTGGATGAATTGGGGCTCTCCGGGATTCGCCAGTCAAATATGCTTCGTGCGTTAGCCCTTGCGTCCGATGTATTGGGCGATGCTGTTACAACCGCAAATACTGCATGGGACGAAAATATTGCCCTCTCCAACGAGGCAAGCAAAAGATACGCAACGACTGAAAGCCAGTTGAAAATCCTCAAAAACGGCCTTAATAATCTTGCAATTTCCATTGGCGATATCCTGCTGCCGATTATCAATAAAATCGTCGCAGGGCTTCAAAATGCAATCGATTGGTTTTCAAACCTTGACGATGGTGTAAAGAAAACAATCCTTATTGTCGGCGGTCTTATTGCGGCAATCTCTCCTGTTGCTGGAATCATATCAGGCATAGCCGGAGCGATGAGCAAGCTGACAGGCACGGTAATACCTGCCCTTATTGAAGCGGCAACTAAAATGGGGCCGATTATTACAACCGTTGTAGAGGGAATTTCAAGCGGAATTGGGGCGGCAATAGGTTTTATTACAGAAACAGCTATCCCAGCCGTTATGAGCGCTGTGTCATCTGCGTTCACATTCATAACGGGAACTGTAATCCCTGGAATTGTAACGGGCATAACGACAGCTGTTAATTTTTTGATAGCCAACCCGATAGTTCTGATTATTTCCGCCATTGTAGGACTTGTTGCGCTGATTGCAACAAAGGGCGACGAGATACAGGCCATCCTCCAGCGTGTGGATGATTTCTTGCAGGGCGTATTTACGACGGATTGGTCGGAATCGTTTGGAGTATTGGGGGAAATCTTAAATTTCTTCTTCTCAACAGTAAAATCCATTTGGGATTCCATAAAGGCCGTTTTTGACGGTATTATCGATTTTGTTCGTGGCGTTTTTACTGGAGATTGGGAAAGAGCATGGAAAGGTGTGCAGGAAATCTTTAAGGGAATCTTTACGGCGCTTGTTGACATTGCAAAAGCGCCCATTAACGGCATCATTGCACTAATCAACATGGTCATTGACGCAATCAACTGGATGATAAACGGTCTGAATAAGATCCACTTTGATGTCCCTGACTGGGTTCCTGTTTTGGGCGGTAAGTCCCTCGGATTTAATATTCCGACCATCGGAAAAATTGCTTATCTTGCCAAGGGCGGAGTTTTGTCCTCCGGCAGCGCCATCGTCGGCGAAGCCGGGCCGGAGCTGCTTACCATGGCCGGTGGCCGTGCCCATGTTATGCCACTGAACGGAAACGACCGTGTCGGCATCACCATCGAAATGAACAACACATTTAACGGCTACGATAACGCAGCCGGTGAAGCTGCCGCAAGGAACTTGGTACAGGCGGTCAACCGTGCGCTTGGGAGGGCTTACTGATGAGAAAATTTAAGCTCAAGAACGGTGTCGGAGCCGAATGGGATTTGATGGACAAAACGGCGTACTTCAATGCGCCGGGTGGATTAGGATTTGGCAAAACCTACTCTACCATCCAAGCCGGAAGCGCATGGCTGGTATCGGATGAATTCCTTAACCAGTATGCCGTGACGGGCGAAATGATATTCTTCGACTATTCCCGGTATCAGGCGTTTATTTCGTTCGTGACAAAAGGCCCGCTTTACCTGATGTATTCCCCGCTGGACACATGGTACAAAATCAAGTGCGAAGTGCAGTCTGCGGATAAGTCGGAGCTGAAATCCGGCTATTTGGCAGTACCGATTACATTCCTCTGCTTCGGGACTTGGCATGAAGCTGTTAATGTAACGCAAAGTCAAGCGCCAGACCAAGGGATTAAAAGGTATAGCTATACTTATCCTTATTATTACGCAGAAACAGCAACAGGAACTGCAAAAATAAGAAACGGGGATTTGGCATCACCGTGCAAGTTGCAAATCTTCGGCCCGGTCGTCAATCCTGCTTGGGCGCTTATCAAGGCCGGTACCCGTGTAGCGGTCGGAAAATTAACCGCAACAATCCCTGATGGGCACAAACTTGTTGTAGATGCTGACCCGGCAACAATGGAGATTGCAGAGTATGCGCTGGACGGGACATACATCCAAAACCTGTACCAGTCCAGCGACTTTTCGACCGGAAGATTTATCTATGCTCCGCCGGGAGAAAGCACTTTGACATTTTCGCACGACGGCACATCGGATATCGTAGCATATGTGGAGGTGGAGAAACTTGCATACTCTGTTTAAGTGCGAAGTATTCGCAAGGGATTTCACATTCCGAAGTTTTGCTCCGATTGAAAGCCCGGAGATACAGTTTGACTACCTGACCGTAGAAAAAACTACTCTCCGGGCGGTTAAAATCGATGCAAAGAAAGGCGATTTTATCAGCGTGACCGACCAAAACGGCGTTGTAGCCTATCAGGGGATCGTGGATGATGTCGAAACCGACAAAACAGGCGTGACCATCTCTGCACAGCCATTGATGGCGCTGTTTGATGTTGATGTGCATTTTGACCGCACCACATCCTCCAAAATAGAGCAGTTTATCGCCGGTATCATAACGGACAATTTCATTTCCTCCCATGATGCATTACAAAACATCACCGGCATGACGGTGGAAACGACCTCCGAGACCACCGGAGCGCTGAACCTCAAGGATAACATCCACAGCTTTTACGAGATCATTACCAAATCCTTGACAGCTTACGGCATAGCCATAAACATGGCCTTTGACCCGCAGAATAAGGCTATTACCGTTACGGTTGGAAAGGTAAGTGAAAGCGCTGTCATCGAAGCAAGCCTACAAGCCATTGTGGATAAAAATATTATCATTGGCGACAGCTCAGGCCAGCTGAACAAGGTGACCATCTACAACAAAGCGGATGAAACGCAGAATGTTACCTATTATCTGCACCCAAACGGAAAGGTTGACACCAACAATTCCGACCGGATTGCGCCGGTATTCTTCGCAGCGCAGTTTTTGGAGACCGATGTGGACTTTGATACCGCAGCTTATCAAAAGGCATACGAAGCACTCACTCCGCAGCAGTATGACAACATGATTGAGCTGGCTGCCCGAAACGACTGTGGCGTACTTGATACCTCGATGGCCATCGGCACAGAGGTTTTGGTCATTGATGGCGACAGTAGTTACAAATCTATCCTTACCGGCTATGCAAGGTCGCAGGATGTTACAAAAATGACCTTTGGCGTTGTCCGCGCCGATTTAACCAAAATCCTAATCCTTGAAAGGAGGGCAAACGCATGATAACGCTGCTCCAGTATAACGCATCTATCGTAACTCCAACGGATGATGCGTATCTGTACAACCACATCATCAACGACAGCGGTATATTTACCGGCGTGGAGGTAACAACACAGGGCGGAAACATCATCAATGTTTCGGATGGCCGCGGAATTATCCTCGGCCGAAACTTTGTGGTAGAAGCGCAGACCATCAATGCTACGCTCCCGACCAGCGGCTCCGTCCCCGGTCGATTGCTTATCCAAATTGACATGGCAAACACCGAAGCGCCGATTTCTTTTGTGACACAGGCGCAAGACCCGCTTCCGGCGCTGGTGCAGGAGGATATCAATGCAAGCGGTACTGTGTACCAGCTGCCGATAGCCACTTACACAGCCCAGCCCACAATGATCTCCGATTTGCAGTATGTAGCGCACACCATCAGCCCCGGTACTGTTGCGAGCTTTAACGGCCGCACCGGAGCGGTGACACCGCAAACCGGCGATTACACCGGCAGCCAAATCAAAATCCCCGGCTACAAGCAGGCAACCTCCAGACAAAATGTAACCGCAACAGACACGGGAACGCAGGCCATCGGAAAGATGGAGTACAAGATAAACCGGGCGGTTGTTATTAAGCAGCTTTCGCTTCCTGCGGCATCTTGGCTCGGCTCCGAAAGTCCCTACAGCCAGACGGTAACCGGCCTTGGGACTACTGCTAATAGCAAGGTGGATATCCAGATCGACGCCGCCGCCTACAACACCATGGTTGATAGCGGAACCGGCGCTATCTATGTAGCGAACGACAACGGCACTATTACGGCCTATGCCTTGGGCGACAAGCCGACCGCGGATATTACCTTACAGGTAGCGATTTCGGAGGGGGGGGAAGGGGGAGCCTCGTCGGAAGATACACAACCCCAACCCACATTTTTACCGTCCCGTTTGATACCGGCACCATCTCAATGATGGCCATTATCTACAAGCAGGGCGGCAATGTCGTACTTGTAAAAGACCTTGAGGATTGCACGCTGGGAGATAAAACTGTTTCCTGTACTCTTACAGAGGAGGAAACTTCACTTTTCAAACCAAACCCGCAGGTGCAAATACAGCTGCGTGTTGGTATTGGCAATGCGCGGCTTAATTCCAATATCCTCAATGTATCTGTAGCAGATGTCCTTAAAGATGGCCTTTTGGATGATATCGCGGGCGGTGATACAAAATGATTTTTCAGACTACATTCCAATCCTCTGAAAACCAGTTTCAAACCGCTTTTGCATCTCCGACATCTACTTTTGCAATTACATTCGGCAGCGTGGTTGGCGTAGCGGCGGAAGTCTATAAGGGCGAGTACACGGTTACCCCTTCTGTTACCGATCAACTGCTGTTGACAAAAGAAAAGATGATGAAAGACAATATGACCTTTATGGCGGTGCCAAAACAAATCGTAGATAACCCCTCCGGGGGCAAGACTGTAACTATAGGAGGCTAAAAATGGCTGACACTAAGTACAATTCCAAAATAATCTTTTACGGCGAAACCCTCATGGATTTGACCGGCGATACAGTTGATGCTGCAAGCCTGCTTAAAGGCAAGACAGCACACGACAAGACCGGCGCTCCCATTACCGGCACTTGTCCGTATGATGCCGATACTTCCGATGCAACCGCTACCGCTGCGGAAATCCTTAATGGCAAAACCGCCTATGTGGACGGCGCTAAAGTAACCGGCACCATGCCGAACAAGGGCGCTGTAACCCTTTCCATTGTAGATAAATCCCCGGTAGCAATCCCTGCCGGTTATCACGATGGCTCCGGCTCTGCTACCATCGACAGCACCGAAGCCGCAAAAATCATTGCCGGTAACATTAAATCCGGTGTGTCCATCCTTGGCGTAACCGGTGATTACGCCGGTGAGTTGACTAAGGGCCAGAAAAAGACCGTAACCCCGGCCAAAGCACAGTTTAGCGTCCTCCCCGATGATGGCTATGACTTCCTTTCTGAGGTAGTCGTAAACGGAGTGCCGATTGCTTATGCCGATAACCCCGCAGGTGGTCAGACCGTAACGATTGGAGCGTGATTTGAATGGCGGTAAACAAGGTGGAGTTCTACGGAAACACCCTCATTGATATTTCCGATACGACCGCCGAGGAAAGCGCTGTTGTGGCCGGTGAGGCCTTTTACAAGGCAGACGGCACAAGGGCGACAGGAACCGCCGACTACCAGCAGAAAATCACCACGCAAACCGTTTCTTTAAGTTCTTCATGGAGCGGCAGCGGCCCGTATTATCAAACGATACTTACGGGCCAAGCCGCCGGTCTCCAAGTCAACCTCAATCCCACTATTGACCAGCTGGCAGCACTCGCAGATGCTGGTGTTACCTCGATGGTGGCGGCAAATGAAAACGGAACGGTAAAGATATACGCAGCTGGTGCGGCTCCTGCGGCGATGAGCCTACAAATCACAAAGATTATGACTTATTAAGGAGGACAATAAAATGAGCATAATTTATGGTAATCCAATCATTGCAGGTGGTGGTGGCCTTGAGCTTGTAGCGAATGTCGCTGACGGGGCAACCGTTACGGCTGTACTTGACGACAAGACTGTTACAGGTGTTTCCTCCGGTGGTCAGGCACGACTTAAAATACCGCAGGAGGGCAGGTGGACGGTTTCCGCAACAAGCGGTTCGCTGGTGTCCATTCCGCAAGAAATCAGCGTTCCCGCCACAATTGATATTACACTCATGTCACAGGAGCTGAACGATACAAGCTGGACAGCCATCAAGCAGGTATCTGATGCAGGAAATGGTGCGAACCTCTGGTCTATCGGTGACTGCAAAGAAGTCACGATGAACGGCAAAGTATCTGATGGACTTACTTTGAGTGGTTATACCGCTTGGGTATACATCATCGGCTTTAACCATAACGCAGAACGAGAGGGCAGCGGAATAGCATTTCAAGGGTTTAAGGCAACAAAAAACGGTACGCCTGTATGCTTAACGGATAGCGGTTATGAATTCAAGCGATCGAGCGGCACATGGTTCAACATGAATAACACAAATGATAATACAGGTGGTTGGCAAGAAAGCTTAATGAGGAAAAATGTTATGCCTCTTATCAAGGCTTCCTTCCCTGCCGACCTTCAAGCAGTTATCAAGCCAAGTACCATATTTACAACGCAGGGTTCTGGGAACGGCGCCTGCACCGCAACAGAGGATGATGTTTTCCTGCTTGCCGAATTTGAAATATTCGGGGCGAGAAGCTACGCCTCAACACAGGAGCCGAACTATCTTAAACAATACGCTTACTACGCAGCGGGGAACAGCAAGGTTAAGTATATGCATAATAGTACCGCCGCTGCTGCCTTTTGGTGGGAGCGTTCTCCCGGTTCCAACAGCTCCGACTTTTTCTGTATTGTCTACGGCAACGGCAGCGCCAACCTTAACACCGCCAACTATTCGCGTGGCGTGTCCCCCGTTTTCAAAATCTAAAATCGACCGTATGGAGAAAGATAGAATATGTATTATGTTTGTTTCCGGCGCTTCCGAGGAAACGCAATCTGCGGGAATGTGAATATCTCGTATGGGACACGGCTGCCTGTTGTAAACGATATTCTTTACATGGATGAAGAAATGATATGTGCAGTGCGTTCGCAAAACTCGCACGACTATTTCTCCCCGGACGATGACGGCAAGGGACTTATCCGTGGGAAGCTGACCGAGGATATAAATAAGCTGCTGCAGCGCCCCGGCAAGAAGCACCAAGCAAGATGGGACAAAATATGGGAGGATATGTCGCTTACAAAATACAAGCGTCCAGAACACCCAGACCACTGGCTTTGGAACCATGACTTTTATTGCGCCCCGGTCGAGGAACTTGAGCGCATCAAAAAGATGATATCGGAGGTGTAAAATGTACAAAATCACAAAGGACGGTAAAGAATATTATTCTGACACATTGGTATATGTTAAAAAGGCGCTAAATGGGTGCTATATTCCTTGTTTGCCAGAAGAAGCCGAATTTGTTGTCGGTAAGGTGCCAGAAGACACCGTTTTTGAGGGAGCCAGCGTTGAGCCTATGAACGGCGGCAGCGAACTTTCCAATTCCAAGTCAGAAGTGAACGAACTGTTACAGCTTATCGCTGATGCAGTAGAAGAAAAATACCAAGAAGATATGGAGGTCATCAACAATGTATAAGATGATGAAAAAGCTGATTGAGAAGAAGTTTTACAAGACTGCTGACGAAGCACAGGGCAAGCTGGATGTATTTTTTGCCTGTAACCGTCTGACCGATGACGAGTACAGCGAGCTGACGATGCTTGTGGAGACTACTTATACTGCGGAGGTGTAAGCCTATGGAGCCGAGCGTTATTGTCGCAATCGTAACTGGCATCGCATCGGTCGCTGCTGTAGTCATAACAAATAACAAAAGCAACATAGAGCGTGACAACAAGGCTGATATCGAGCGAGCCGTGACCAACGAGAAGCTGGACGAGCTTACAAGAGAGGTAAGACGGCACAACGGCTTTGCGGAGAGAATTCCCATCTTGGAGGAACGGACAACCACCCTCAATAAAAGAGTAACCAACCTTGAGCAGAAGAAAGGAGCTTGAACATGAACGAATTTGTAACTTGGGCATCCCTTGGTACTTATGCAGGTGCAGTCATGATGGTCACCATCATCACCCAGTTTTTGAAGCAGACCCCTCTCAAGAACATCAACACCCAGCTGCTTGCTTACATCATCTCTGTGGCCATCCTCATCGGAGCCGAAGCCTTTAACGGCTCTGCTCTGACGGTACAGGGCGTGGTGCTGTGCCTGCTGAACGCTGTTATTGTCGCTTTGGCTGCTAATGGTACATATGACGCAGCCACCACCGGCATGGTGAAAAAGATCAAAGAGGAGGAATTCCCTCTTGAGGAGGTGGTGAAAGATGCCTAAAGTGTATCTTTCCCCCGAACGCAGACCGGCTCCCCATGCTCCGTACTACGGCTTCCCTGGCGTGTACGAGCATGATGTGTGTGTAGAGATCGGCGCTTATTGCGCCGAGGCTCTCACTCGCTGCGGGTTTGATGTGATGGTCGCATCCCCCGACAAAACGATGCAGGAGCGAGTAGCGGAAAGCATCGCTTGGAAATCCAACCTCCATATGCCCATCCATACCAATGCAAGCACGGCCACCTTGAAAGAAGGGACTGCACAGGGACCGACTGTCCTGCGCTACGGCAGAGCCGGAGGCATCAGCGACCGGGCCTGTCAGATGGTCTACCGCAGACTGATGGAGATTTACCCCCGGAACACCCACCGAGGGGTCTATCAGAAGGACGAGTTTTACGAGATCGGCAGAACTCCCATGCTGTCGATCTATCCCGAAATCGCATTCCATGACAATGGGCAGGATGCTATTTGGATTGTGCAAAACAAAAAGCGCATTGCCGAGGCGCTCTGCAAGGGTGTATGCGACTGGTTCGGCGTGGCCTACAAAGAGGAAGAAAAGCCGCAGACAGATTATGATAAGCTGGTCGCCGAGCTGGAAGAAATCAAAGAAAAATACAGAACCGAACACGCCAGCGCGCAGGCGCTGCGTGGGAGAATTTTAGCAGCTATTGAGCAGTACGATACGGTGGCAAAATAACTCACTTTGCAACTCACTTTTGTTCCGAAAGTGAGTTTTTCATGCTTTTTTCAGCGGAATGAAAGCCGGAAAAACCGCTTGATTCCTACACTTTACGGCAATAACATAATTTTGCGTGTGGGTTCAAGTCCCATCTTCCGCACCAACGAGAAAGCCAGTAACCATGCGGGTTACTGGCTTTTTTCTTTTGCAAAAAAACTCACAAAATAACTCACTTTTTTTCCTGCTGGCCAAGAATTGATGTAAACACGCCATCAAGTGCGCTGGTTATTTGCCGATCCATTCCGGACACAGCGTGACCGTAAACACCGAATGTGTCCATGCTCTTTGAGTGGCCAACCAATTGCTTTACCCATCCCTCTGGGAGGGACTGGGCAAGGGAAACGAATGTATGGCGTAGCTCGTATGGTGTCGTTTTCGGAATCCCGTTTGCTTTGCAATATCTTTGGAAAAACTTCCGATAGGTTTCTGTTGTCGGCATTTGGAACAGATACAGGCCGTTTGACTTGGATGCTTGATCTTTTACAATCACCTCTGCGATTTCGCCCAAATAAACGCTGCGTATCGCATTTTCATTTTTGCCTGTAGTGATTTCGTTGTCCTCGTTTATCGACCGTCTTACCTCCAATCTGCCCTGTTTGAAATCGTTCCGCATGATGCCACGCAATTCCCCCGGTCGCAGGCCGGTCAAAACCTCAAGGCGATAAGCATTTATATATGGGTCTTTTACCAATTCACCCTTGTAGATCGTCGTATCAACGGAGAAAAGTGTTACAATGTCCTCCGGCTGCAAAATGTTGCGAACGCCAACGGGGGCTCCCTTTGGAATTGTTATATCTTCCGGGACAAAGCCGGTTACTTTCATTTTCCGCAGATATTTGCAGAAAGAAACCATGTCGGCACGGATGCTTTGAAGATACTTTTTCGACAATTTCCCGTTATTGTATGCATAGTCGATAACCTTTTGCAAAATCCCATCGCAAAGTGCATCTGCCTTTAGGTGTCCTATCCTTGGGTCAATCCATGTTTTCCAGCGGCTTTCCTGCGGTCGCCAATTCGATTGCGAAGTCCGAATTTTAAGCTGCTCCATATAGCTTTCGTGCAGCTCCGATAGGTGCAGCTTCGTCCCGCAGATGCCTGATGCCAGCCAGTCATCTGCTTTTCGGTTCGCTTCCCTCTGCCCTTCCCTTCCCGGCCGACTGCTTGTAAATGTTTTTCTTACGCCATCTTTCTGGACAGCGATCTGCCAGCGGTTCTGCTTCTCAAGCCACTTTGCCGTATTTGTCCTTTCTTTCATTTTTCCCCTCCTGATAGACAACCGCCCTCGTTGCCGGGGGCGGTATTTTTTAACCAATTATATCTATGTTGCCGATCTGGAGCTTTGCGCACTCCCCGTCTCTGTATATAGCAACGACATTATTTCTCGTGGAAACTCCCAAACCGTTTTGAGCATCAACATACGTCTCAACTTTCACGGCATTTCCTGTACGGATAAAGAACCATCCTTCGAGTGGCGTTAATCCACTGCCGGGGAATTTCGCAGTATCCGGGCTGGTGAGGGCAGCAAGGACAATATCCTCTACCTTGCTTTGATAATCCACCATATCCTCAACGGAAAGCAGCTTGTCATAAAACTTGCTTTTTACCTCTCCGTCCTTATAAAAAACATAGTCTCCACAATACGCCTTTTTTACCTCACCGTTTTCTATGTCAAAATTCACATAGTAATAGCTATCCTCAACGATAGTCTTTACACCGTCCACTGTTTTGACGCTTGTTGATATAAGGCCTATTTGTTGCGCTACCTCTTTTATTTTTTCGTCTGTTACATCTTTTCCGCACGAAGCAAGCGCAATCAAAATTGCTACCGCCAACAAACAAGAAAATATCTTTTTCATGACCTCTCTCCTCCAGTACTGATTATTGTACACTTTACGGTGTACGATTATATTTGGAAAGAACATCTGTTCTTAATCCCGAATTAAACCGTAGTTAAGGTTCTTCGCGTCGATCAGGACGAGGTATAAAATCATCATCGCAAGCAGGACAAAAATGACTGCGAAGAGCGTTTTGGTCAGCCTCCGGCGCTGGCGCACCTGCTCTTTCAGCATCTCGATCATTTCTTCGCTGCTCTGGCTGTCTGTTTTGTTATAGACTTCCTTAACAAAATGCTTGTCGAGCGATATGTGCAGCGCTTGGCAGACGGAAGCAACGAGAAAAAGGCTTGGATTTTTTGTCGGCTCCGAAAGCAGCCGGGAGACCGTCCTCTCAACTGTCCCGGCATTGTCGGCCAAATCCTTGTGTGTCATTCCCTGCTCCTGCCGTTTTGTGGCTACCTCCAGCAAAAAGTTTTCCCAATTCCTTTCTTCGTCTGAATTCACAAACTCATCTCCTGTTTTTTGTTACCGGGCACTTTTGTCCGTAAAGCATGACAAATTTGACGCCAAAACCGCAACATTTGTCAGTACATATTGGCAATGCAATTTGTTACAATTGAATTGTACCAAATACATGCTGAATTTGGAAGGATTTTTATTTGACAATAATCGACAAAAGAGGAGGAACACCATGGATTGGAACGCGGCGTTAGAACAGCTGATTTTACGAATGACCCCTGAGCAGTGCGAAAGCGCTATTTCCCTAATAGCAGAGAAATGGCCTTATATACTTTCTCGGCTTCCTCCGGAGAAAGAGTCCGGGAAAGCTCCATAAGTTTTTTGTTAGCAGGATGCAGCTCACCAAGCGTGGTGGGCTGTTTTTCTTTGCCCAAAAGCTCATCTGTCGTAATTCCGAAATAATCGGCAAGGGCTTTGATGTGCCTTTCTTTTGGCGCCGTATACCCTGTTACCCAATTCTTTATGGTGGTTTGGCTTACACCAATCTCCTTTGCCACCCTGTAAGGGGTTACGGATTTTTCTTCAAGCAGTTCTTTTAATTTGTCGGCAATATTCACAGTTTTTATACTCCAATTTTGTATAACAAATTAGAGCATTTCCTGTTGACTACTCCAAATTTTTGGAGTAAAATAGAGTCGTAGCAAGGAAATCCCTAATTTGTATAGTTTATTTACTCCACATTTTTAGACTATCACAACCTTGCCAGAAAATCAATACCTTTTAATAAAAAGGGGGTGATAATTTGTCGTTTGCGGACAATCTCAATTATCTCATGGAGAAAACAGGCACAACCGCGTATCGCTTAGCTAAATCGGTTGGTGCACACCAGACCAGCGTAGCCAATTGGAAAAACGGAATAAATATGCCCCGTCTTGAGATGGTTGAGAAAATTGCTGACTACTTTGGGACAAGCGTCGGCAGTCTAATAAGGGAAAGGAAGGAGGATAAATGAAAGATTGGCGTGATATGAGCAACGAGGAATTTGAGAAATACCTTATCGATGTCTACGGCGATACCAGCTGGAAAGCATACCTATTTAAGACCAGGCCACCGCAGATCATCACGGTTTTGTGTGGCGTTCTCTCCATCATCATAGCGGCAGTAGTGATATTATCCCATGTTGCATGAGGAGAGACAGGACGGCAAGCAGGAAACATCAAGTTTTTCGCTCATAATATCACCTCAACCATAGTTTACCACATGAAGGGAGGGATAGCAATGTCAAGGAAAGTTGATACCTACCGCAGGCTGCGAGCGCTGATGCTGGAACTTGGCCACGACCAGACAAGCCTTGGGAAGCGCACCGGTATGAGCCGCCAGCAGATCAGCGACAGAATGATATGCAAGACCCCGTGGACATTGGAGGAAGTCTATAAGGTCTGCGATGCATTATTTATTCCAATAAAAGATGTCAAGAAGTTTTTCCCGCCAAACGGGGTGGAAAAGAAGGAGGAACAACATGGAAGCAACAACCAACACCTTTATCCGGTGGTTTAACTCGGATGAGATCGTACCCAGCAAGGACGGGCATTACCTGTGCCAGACAAATCCGGGAAGATACGCAACCTTGCCATTCAGCACCAAGCATCAGATGTTCAATGTCAGCGGAGATAATGTGGAGACCGCTATCGAAGTCCAGTGGTGGGCATTCCTACCGGAGCTTCCGCAAAAGGAGGTACAGGAAGATGAGTAAAAAGGAGTGGCTGCAGGAAGCCTTGGCCGTAGTCCTCGGAATGGGAACCATCTTCGCAGCGGTGACGATCCTGCTGCTGGTGAGGTAAGGCCATGGAGCAGAACGAGAGGATAGCAGTTATCCGGGAGAAGTTCCCCGGTTACACCAAGCCGCTGGACAGTATGTGCAAGAAGCCGGGCTATTACGGAATTCGGCGGACTTCCGAAGCGGAAGCGCTGATAGCGGGAAAGCCCGGCAGGAAGCGGGAAGCAAACTATAAGCTGTCTGTGCGTATTCCTTTGGGTTATGTGAATATGGCGGAGTTTCGTCAGCAGCTTATCGAAATGGGTTACTGCAACTTCACAGCATGGGTTCTGCGCTGTATCCGCCGCCAGCAGGAGGAATACAAAAAAAGAAAGGCCCCCGTCAGAGACGGAGACCCAACCACCACCACAAATATACACGATAAGGGGAGGAATGTCAAGTGATCGTCTACAAGGGAACCGATAAGGATATGAAGTGCCGAGGCTTTCAATTCGAGCTTGGCAAAGAATATGTGGAGGAGGAAGCGAAACTGTGCGAAAAAGGTTTCCATGGATGTGAGTATCCGCTGGATGTGTTCGCCCATTACGACCCGGCCAGCAGTCGGTTTTTTGTGGCTGATCTCGATGGTGTGACGGACGAAAGAGAAAGCTGCGACACAAAGCTGGTTGGGACGAAAATAAAACTCCGGGCGGAAATCGGCATTGCTGGTATCGTAAAAGCTGGTGTCGAGTACATAAAAGAAAAAGCCGAGAGCAGCAAAAATCAGACCGGCTACTGCAGCGCAGCAACCAACACCGGCTACTGCAGCG